GTTAATTTCTGAATTAAATCAGCGTTGTCTTCCTCGTCTAATTCGTATTTCTCTATAATAGAGTTACGAATTTCATCCTCTTTGGAGTCTTTGAGGGCGTTTTCTTCCTCTTCTAACTCTTCAGCAGTAGGTTGCTTGTTTAGATTTTCGTCTAACATATTTATTTTCGCCTTGTATGGCGTGATTAGCGAGCTTGTCAGCTCTAATAATAAAAGTGGATATTGTAGTATCCACTTTGTGCTTAAACCCTTGTAAGTATAAGCACAAAGCAGAGACTGCAATCGCTTTACAAGGGTTATTGTTTTATTTTATAAGAAACTTTTTTATTCGTATGTATATTATAACATTTTATACAAAAAAAATCAAGCGTTACACCATAAATCTTCTTGTTTGTTGCTTTCTAAACTCATCCCTATTGACAAGAATTTGTATTTGTTCTTTTTCTTTGCGGTCTGGGTCTGTTCCGCCATCAACAATATCAACTAAACCATAACGAACAGCATCCATAAAGTCTGATTTATAGTGACTTGGTTTTCCTTTAGGCATTCCGTCTTTGTCTTCATCCCAAGCATAGTTTTCATAAGCATCCCATATGTCTTTACTTCGTTTGGTTACTGATATTCTTTGCTCAGAAACAACTTTAATCCCATAAGAGACAGAATCTTTGCCCTTCTCCACTCCAACAATATCAATTCCATAGTCAGATATTTCACTGATACTCTTTGGCTCTGCACTATCAGCGTATGTTAGAGCCCTTTGTCCATCGTTTTGTATAACTTCTGCTATTGTTTTGTTTTTAATTTCTGTTCCAAAAGCTAACTGGTCAAGAATATACCCGCCATTGTAATAATATATATTCACAAGAGCAACAGGGTCTGGAAACCAACCAAAGTCTAAACCACGAGAAACCAATCTTGCTTCGTGTGGTAGCTCGTCAATTAGTTTCCAGCCAGAATATATCTTACCTCTAACGGTTTCAGGAACTAATCCTCTAATCTTTTGGAAATAGTAGCTCGGTGAAGAATTACCATACTCCTCGTATCTCTTGAGAGTGTGTTTGTCAAGGTTAGCCTTATTGTCTAAATACGATGTGTTAATGAAAAGAACATCGTCTAGTCCTTCTTTAAGTTTTGGTGTATAGAAACCACTGATTAAACTTCCGTCTGTATCAATGGCATTCTCTAAGTCAAACCATCTTCTGATAATCCAGTGTGTTTTTGGAGGTGGGTTAAGGGTTAAAAAGATGGTGATATTACCCTTGGTCGTTCTTAGCGAGTCGTCTAATGTTTTGAACTCCTCCTCGCCAACCTCTTCTGCTTCTTCAATCCAAACGGTGTTGTAAGAAGCAAGTGATTTAAGTTTGGCTGAATATGAACTTGACGAAGCTCTAAATCCGTGTGCTTGTATGGAGTTTGCACCAAAAGAGATGTTCATTTCGTTCTCCTTGATGTTTAGTTCACTTTCTGCGTTTTGTTCTGTTACCCTGTCTCTTATTTCTCTCCAACTGGAGTGTCTGATGTCAGAGTGGACAGCTCTCATTATTGCACAACGAAAATAGTCTGGTGCAATTAAAGATGAAAGTAGATATTGTGATACCACCGTTGACCTTCCAGCACCACGACCTCCTAGAAGTATTACATATCTTATCTTTTTGTCGCGATTGAAAATACTAGCATATTTTTTATTGACTATCTGTTTCATTTTGGTTATCGCTAAAGTCTTGAATTACTATCGTGTTGCCTTTTAGCGGTTCTCCACCCGATGTGATGTCAGACTCTGTTTTGTCCTTCCACTTGTAGTTATTTTTAAGGTTGAAGATTGAAAATGTTGCGTTTGCTTTACCGACCAAGGCGTTTTCTTCTACCCAAGCCTCACACCTTGCCTTTGCGTCTTTTATTGCGTCAAAATACTCTTCCTTTTCTTCGTAGTTACAAAGTGTTTCTCGGCTAGTATTAAGTGCAACAGCTAGTCCAGTAACTGTTGGTGGCTTGATATAGTTTCCGTCTTCGTCTTGTATAGATAAAAAGTAAGCTTCTATTTTATCTTTTAATTCATCTACACTCTTAAATTTTAGTGGTCTTCCTCCTTTGTTCATTTCTTTTTTCTTATTATTTTTTAGTTTTCTTTTTTCTAAAAATTGCTTTTAATTCCCCTATCTCTATAAAGTCTCCTGCCTTTGGTATGTGTTCTACCTCAAAGAGTATGAAGGCATATTTATCTCCTGCTATCTTTCTTAGCTTTTCTTCCATCTTTTCCATTGGAGTTTTTATATCTACCAATTTATCTATGGTTACATTAGAGACCAAATCTTTCTTTGTTGATTTCTTTTTTGTTTGTTTCTTCATTTTGTGTTGTGAATAATATTTGATGTAACATTGATATAGCGAGCTTTCTTGCTTCTGTCTGAACAGCAATAGCGAAAGGGTCATCTCCTTTGATGTCGGTTACGCTGTTTAGCTCGCTAATTGAGTTCTCTAGATGTTCTTTTATTAGCTTTCCGTTTTCAGTGTTGTATAAAAGTCCAATATCCATATTACTCCTTAATTAGAATTGATAATACTTCCATTTGGTCAACTGTAATTGTATCTGGGACAATAGACAATGGAATGGTCTTAAGTTCTAGTGTTACCTCTTGGTTTGCCATTTCTTCAACCGCTTTTCTTTGTTCTTCTCTCTCTTCTATTGCGTCTTTGTATTTTTTGTTTAGTTTTTCAATCTCTTTATCAAAAACAGCCTTGTCTTTAATTACATATTTTTTATCTTTAATTTCTGGGTTTCCGTCTTTATCCTTTTTTGATTGTTTCTCGTTAAGCAACACTCTTTCTTTGTCGTATTCCTTGTAGTTTTCGTGAGCTTCTGCCTTTTTTTGTATCTCTTCTACTAACCTTTTTAATACTTCTTTGTTTTTAGCGATGGTATAAGTAAATCTAGCCCCCTTAAGTTCGCCTAGATAACCTAACATCTGATATAGATTTATAAACTCTTTTCTTGTTTTTGTTATTTTCATAATCCAAATTTTCTTATTTTATTTCTAATAAACGACTTTTTGTTCTCTTTTAATTTTCTTTCTTGTATTTTTTGTGGGTCTGTTAAGCTTTCAAACATCTCCACCATCTCCTTTCTCCATTGAAGCTTACCAGGTAAAGCGGGTTCGTTCTCCGCACCGACCAATTCCTCGTTATACTTCTTTTTAAGGTTTGTGTCTATTTTCATTTTAAGCCATTTGTTTTACCTTATTAACTTCAGCATCGCTTATTTGGTTTACTCGTTCTATCTGGTTGGTCTGTTGTGGTGTTGTTGGCGGTATTGGGATGTTCTTGATTGCGTAAACCCTGTCTAGTAGATAAGCTCTTCTTGTTGGGTCTTGTTCTAGCTGTAACAAGGTAGCTATTGTGCTTAGGTTCTCAGCTAGGTCTGTATTTTCTCCCGTAATTGTGACAAAGGTTCTTTTCTCAATTCCTTGCCATATCTCCTTACTGTTTTTAACAAGATGGTCTTGTTGCTTAATCTCTTCTAGTTTTTGAGCCTTTATCATTTCCCTGGTTTGATTATCGTGAACCCCTATTTTAACAAGGTTTTTATTATACCAAGAATTAACTATCATTTTTCTAAATTCATCTAGGATTATATCGTTGCCCGTTATTTTAATGATGTCTTCATTAGAAATGTCCTTAATTATTCTTTTTAGTTCCCACTCTTTGTATATTTTTTTATAAGCACCTGTTATTTTTTGTTTTATCTGCACAAAATATTTACCTGCATTCTCATCTAGCCTGTTGGCTAAGGCAAATGGAGTATTGGCTGGCATATTTTGTCCTTGAACAATCTCAAACGAGTGAGCCACCTTGTCCATCTCTTCAATTAAATTATTCCTTCTGGCAATTAACTGGTCTAGGTTTTGGAGGCGAACATCTACTTGAGAGAGGTTCTCTGAGTTAATTATCCTGCCATTCTCTATGTCTGTTCTTACGTTTTGAAAAGTTTTGTTATCTGAGGACTTAAAAATAACCTTAGACGCCCAGTCTAATCCTTCTTGAATTGAGTTATCTATCTCTCTTATTGCTACAATGTAGTCAAAGAAAGTCTCATATAGCCCTTCCCTTAACCAAGTCCCATCATAATTACCAAGATGAGCCTCTTTATAGAAGTCTGTTATCTTTTGGTTTTTTATCTCTTCGGCGAATAATACATTGGCATTTTTGTCGTTTGTTTTATTAAGTCCAGCAACTATTATTTTTGCTAAAACATATTTCTTAGGATTACCACCTTTCTTTCCCAAGGCTTCAAAAAGTTCTTCTTCTGAGACCTCCCCTGTTCTTTCGTATATTTCGTAAATTGGGTTTGAGGTATATTCTTCTGTTGTGTCTCTGTTTGATTTTCTTGTCTTATCAGCACAATTTTCTATAACCTTATCAACATTAGACCAAATACCTTCTTTGGCTCTTAGTTCTGATTGTGTTAGTTCGTATCTTTCTATAATCGGAGACTCGTTTACTGTTCTTGCTTTTTGATTGATTATATATGTATTAGATAAATCGCAAAGCTCATAATCATCACCAGCCTTTTTCCAGAGGCAATTACCCCAGCCAACAAAGTATTCTACATCTTCTTTTAGTTGTTCGTCTTTTCCGTTTTCCCATAAATAAGTTTTTAGGCGATTATTTAATAGGTATATAGCGGAAAAATCATCTACTGGAGATGTTGAAAAATACATTATATTCTTTGTATCTATTCTAAGGTTTTTGACGGTTGAGTCGATATAAACCTTAATTGGATTAAGCCAGTATTGGTATTGACCTAATTCATCAATCTTATTATCCTCACCGCCTCTATTCTTAAAAAAAGATATTCTTTTTATTCTTTTGTGGGCTGAGCGGTGAACGCCCTCAGAAATCTCAACAGATTTATTTTCATAATCTGATAACTCCTGTTGTATGGTTTTTGTTATTTTCATCTTAGCTAGATTTATTATTATATATAGTATATTATACTACATTATAACAAAAAAAGCAAGACTGTAACTAAAAATCCTCTATTCTTTAGGATTTGTATCCT